GCGCAAATGTCGGTTGGTTTCTTTTTGCCTCCAACTGACACACTAACCACGTCATCAACTTCTGCATCACGCATTCCCAGTTTGTATAAGAATGCACGGTATGCAATAGCCGCTTTTTGTTCTTCCGTCCGGCTGTCCGCAAGTCCGCATTTAGGCACCACGTACAAACGGTCTTCCAAAATAGCCAAATTTGTGCAGTTATCTGGGTTGTCGTAAATGTCAACCCAGATAACTTCATCTTCAAACACTCGGCCAGCACGTTGCATCCCCGCCTTGGCGTCAAACTCCAAAGGACCAGTCAAAACTTTAACTCCATCGTCAGTGTTGACAGCAATTGTGCCTTTTTCCAACCTGACACGATAGGGGGTTTTGTGTTCTGCACCAGTCAAAACTACCCATGGCGGAATGATAATTTTGCGTTCATAGACATTGGGCTTGAAAATGTGCTCGGTAACAATATCCGCTTGCGGCATTTTCAGCAATTCATGTTGCAAGGTTTCAACCTTCTGCTGCATGAAGTGAGGTGTTGCCACCTCAAACCCTTTGCCGTAGGTGACTTGCATCACAGACTCTGGACAACCAAAGTAAGTTCTGGAACACCTGGCGCTGTGTCGATGTCGGACTGGATCACGGCATACTTGTCGCGGACAGCCTGGCGCGCAGCTTCAGCGGCCATTGCTTCACTTGGAATGGTGGCCTTGATGTCCAGCGGGGCAAACTCAGCAGCACGGGCTGCACGGCGCTTGTCGTGCGCCACGGCTTTGGCTTTGTCGAGGTTGATGGTGATCATGCGTACTCCCATGCGTTGCGGAATGTGCGGTCTGTGGGAATGTCGGCGACATCCACAATCTTGTAAGGTTTGCCCTCGGGCACATCCTTGGCAGCGATTTCTTTGATGCTCAGGCCACACTCAGCAGCGGGAACAATGACGGCCACGCCGCCATCGTCAGTTGGGTAAATGATTCGTTGGTTCATGGCGTTCTTTCAGCGGAAGATGGCAACGTTAACAATGGACGCATCATATGCAACGGCACCGCCCGACCTAAGTGCCACGGCAACTGCGGCAGTTGAATATACGACATCGGATCTGGTAAACGCAAAAAGCGCTTGCCCTGACGAACCACTGTCTGTTAATGCGTTGACGGCATAATTAGCATTAGACATTGCAGTTGAAAAGTTAACCGTGTATTCGCCAGTGCCGTTGTCAGTGATGCTAGACACGTTACCGCTGGCGCGGATAGCCACAGTGCCAGTGCCATTAAAACTGACCCATGCTCTGGCAGCATAAATAGGGGCCGTGCCCGATTGAGCGCCGTCCAACTTGGCAGCGGTAACAGCGGCAGCGCCGATCTTGTCCACGGTCACAGCACCCGTACCGATCTTGGCTTCGGTTACGTTACCGTTGGCAATTTTGGCAGTGGTGACGTTGACATCAGCAATTTTGTCGGTAGTGACGTTAAGGTCAGCAATCTTGATTGTGGTAACAGCTCCATCAGCCAATTTGGCCGTGCCAATTGAACCATCTGCAATTGAAATAGACGCTTGGTACAACTGGAACCGAACGCCGTCATATTCAATCTGAGCAATCCGACCGGCCACCAATTCGCCACCCACCATCGCAGTAGACGATCCCACAAACAGGTTCTTGGCGCCCAGCCCATCCACGTCAATGGTCACGGCGCCTGTGTTCGTGGCGACAGGGATGAAACTGAGCGTCATGCCCGCCACGTAAGATGTGTACGGGGGCACGGAGGTGCCAATTAGCGTATTGGTGCCGGTGACAGTGATCAGGTTGTTAAACACCGTTGGATCGTCAATCGCGGGGATGTTGTCGTACGTGCCGATCAACACGTTGGTCGAGGTGTACAGGGCGAACTTGTACGTCACGCCGCTGTTGAGCCAGATCTCGTAAGGCGTGCGGCCCGCAGCGTTAAGCACGATGGGGTTGGTGTTGGCCACAGTGCCCGAGTTAGTGGTCCAAGTGGTTGCAGGGGTTGTGGTGCCTGCGGTGTAGACGTAGAGCAAACCACCGGCCAACGGAACGCCATTGCTGTCAAAGAACTGAGCGCCTGCGCCCGCGAATGCTGAAAGGTTGTATGCCATGAGTTGTCCTTATGTCCGCATTACCATGTCGAGATGGCCGTACGTTTCCATGTGTCTGTCGCCACGCAGACGTAAATGTAACTGGTGTCCCAGCAGATGTCACCTTCGGTGCCTGCCGCTGTGGCGCTGGTCGGAGTCTTTTTCAAAATTCTGGGCTGACTGTTCTGGTACATCGACTGGAAGAACATGTACCACGGGCGATTGACGCCGCCCGTCACAGGGTCAACAATCGCCACCCGCGCAGGGGTCAGTGGGGTGATCTCAGGCATTGGTGCCGTCCAGAAGCAGTTCAGCGCCCACGATAGACACCTTGACCGGATCAGTGCCCGAAATCTCGTACACACGGTCCCGCAGCTTGAGGGTCATGCCCAGTCGCCGCCAGAACACCCGTTTGAAGTATTCACCGATCTTGCCCATGGACGACAGGTGCTCGTTGGACCATGTGTGGCCGCCATCGTCAGACCAGCGCAGCATGATCAGCGGGTTAGACCCCTGACCGTTCTCCAAGCCGACACCCGTCTCACAGTCGAGTTGCAGCGTGTGCTGCGTGGTGCGCTTGAGGTTGTTCTGCCCTGTGGGCAGCGCACGCCACGACCGCAGCCACTTCTGGATACGGTCATGGTCGGAATACTTGTTTATGTCAAAGGCGTAGATGTTCCCGTTCTGGTAATCACCCACGGCGTTGACGTTGTTGAAGTACGTCTGGCAGTTGCTGCGGTGGCGCGTGAACGCACCATTGATGAAACCTGCACGCTCGTGCCAGGCTTGCGTGGCCACATCGTAGACCCATGTGGCGTTGGCCGTAGGAAACGACAGCACGTAAAACGAGTGGCCGTCCTGCTGGTAGGTGTAGGCCACGGCATCAGCAATGTCGGAATACTGTTGGATCTGCCACTCGACAGCGTGGGTGCTGACCCGAGTGCCCGAGTAACCGTTGGCGCGGTAAACGATACCTTTGCCTCGGCGATCGGACCCCAGCCAAAACAAACTGTTGTCCATCTTGGCCACAGAAAACGTGGCGGCGCAGCCAATCTCGTTGAACGCACCATCGATGCGTTGGAGGGGGAAGTCTGTTGCGCCCGAGTTGTACCAAACCTCGACCGAGTTGGTGCCGAACAGCCAGACTTGGCCGTGGTCCACAATGGACGACACCAGATTGTCTGGGTCTGCCTCGGCACTCGCGAACTCCAGCGGGTCCACCGACAGCGGGTCGTTGAGCGCAGTCACCCAGACTTTTTGGCTGTTTGGCTCAATGAACACAAAATAACCGTCCAAGAAGGATACGGTCAAAGCGCCAGGGAAATCAGGATCAGTGACCTGTGCAAAGGCGTTGGTCAGCGTGTTGTAAACGTACATCGGGCCATCGCAGGCGATGACGACCTGCGTCCCGTTGTCAGCCATCGACACAGGAGTTGTCACATCGTTGACAGCGCCAAGAAAGGTTACGGTGTATGCGTCATCGACTCGGTACAACGAGCCGCCTGAGACCACGTACAGGTAATCGCCCACGGTGCGGATGCCACGGATCGGGCCGGTGCCCACGGTGGTTAGCAGTCGCAAGCCTGGCGCACGTTGCAAGAACGCAGGCTCTTTCCCGCCCTCGGGAACAATCTCGGGAAACAAGTTCACCATTCGGTTGTCCGCAGCATTGACACTGCGGGCAACGTAGCTGGAGCCGAGGATCGGGGACTTCATCAGTAATTACCGGCGTAGATGTTGAACCGCTGACGAGTGGCCACCAACGAGTAAGGCATCGACATGATGTCGTCAGGGTTGTTGATGCGCTTCAGGTTGCGCTTGCTGGTCATGGCGATGCGCTGCACCTGCGGCGAAGGCTCCACGCCGAACTCGGGCGCGATCTCCATAGCCAAGTTGTACGTAAAAGCACGTAGATAACCTGGCGGGAACAGCAAACTGGTGGCAAGCGTAGCGGGTTGATCCAGCTCTTGCACCGAGATAAAGTGCCACTCCAACTCACGGGTTGGCTTGGGGTACACCGTCATTTGAATGTTCGGGTACTCCATGTTGATCCACATGACCTGCGGATATGTGGAGGTCACGGTCTTGACCGCGATGCCGTCATACTGCTGCTGGTTGATGAACTTGATACCGAACGACACGTTGGTGCCTGGGTCGCGGTAGTACGTGGCATCATCCAGAAGCACCGGACGAACGCCAATAAAGTCACCTGTGGGGCCGAGATGCCGCTGGATCTCGCCAGCAGGCCACAAAAACGTTTGGTCGATGGTGTTGAATATGGACAAACGCTCGGTGTTCCACGATTCGATCATCTGGTTTAACGCCACCAGCGCGTCTTGCGATGTGGCAGCAGAAGGCGTCTCACCCTCGGCAAGAACGCCAAGCAACCGAAGTGCTCGGTTGATTTGATCGCCAGCACTGTAAACGGCCATGTCAGACTCCTTCGATAGTCACCTCGGCAGGGTCAGCGGCCTTGCGGGTGTATTTGCGTTTTGTCCCCAGTGCGTTCACTGGAGCCGCATCTTCGGGAGCCGAAGGCGTCTCAATATTGTATCGCG